CGCTGGAGCAATGACAACTGTTAACACTATATTCCAAAACATCATTGCGTCTAGTTCCATTATGCTAAGTCTCCAAACACTGCTGATAAAACGTAATTGTGGTCTTTAGAACCAGAACCTGTATTAGTCATTGTATTAATGTTATATGCACTTGCTGTAGGAGTTTCATCATTACCAAGACGAGCATAACCATTATTACTGCTTGCACCACCACAAAAACCTAAAAAACTATAGTTAGCATTACCCATATTATTGGTAAAAGTAGGGTCATACTCTCCTGTTCCATCATCTGCTACAGAACTTATATTGAAACTATCTCTTAATGCTACAGTTCCTGTTCCATTTAAATCCCACCAAGCCTTTGCGCTACCCTCTGCTACATAAGACAAACCTATGGAGTTATTACCACTGGCATCCTTTAATGTATTTACTCTAAGTTCGCTTGCCATTATGCTAAATCCCCCATAAATAATTGGGTAATATGTGTACTATCTTCTTCTGCACCACTATCCTGAACTACACCTATTCTAAAAGCAGTTGTTGTTGGAGCATCATGTGTTTGAAAAACTATTCTACCATTTGTTAAATTATTGTCATTAAATCCAGCTTGCCCTGCTCCTGCATAAGTAATATTTGCAAACGCATTAGTAAAAGTAATTGTAAAATTACCTGTACCATTATCTGTAATTGTAGCTACATTTAAATCATCTACAACAGTAGTGGCATCACTACCATCAAAATGCACCCAAGACTTACATAATCCTTGCTGTAGATTTGTAGTCTTACCAGTAGAATCACTAGATGTAACACCAGCCTCACCAAAGATTGTAGTGTTACCACTTGCTATAAGATTTGCTAAATCAGATGCTCTACTCATGCTAAGTCTCCAAATACTTGAAGGCTACTTTTGCCCTCGTTTTTTGACGTGCCACTCATACATAGATAATTAAATTCACTTGCAGAACGTGTCTGACCATCATCTTTATGTATACCTATGGCATCATTTTCACCTACACCATCTTCATTGAAACCTGTCACAGAATATACAGCGTTACCCATAGAATTAGAAAAATTAATACCTTGCTTACCTGTTCCATCATCATCCGCAGATGAAACATTTAAACTATCTTCTACTGAACCTGTTCCTGATGATTGGTCATAAAAAACCCAAACTTTTGCCAAACCTTGCTGAAGATTAGTGGTCGTACTGTTACCCTCACCTGTCACATCTATTGACCCAGCCGTAGTAACCCCTGTAATTTTATCTACTTTAAGTTCACTGGCCATTATGCTAAGTCTCCAAATACTAAAGTAAAACCATAAGTATCAACATCACTACTTGAATCTGCGTCATGTTGTTGTGTAGCTAACAAAGCAGTAGTTGTAACACCTATATCTACATTCATAGTATTGTTTGCTGCAATTGCTCCATCTGGATATACATTTTGTAAACTAGACATATTATTAGTATAGTTTCCATGAGCATCTCCTTGACCAGCATCTACTGCACTTGCTATATTTAAAGTAGCAGAAGGTATTGAATCAGTAGTTACTGTAGCAAAAGTTGATGAGGACATATTCATTCCAAATACTGCTTTTGGTGCTACCTGTTTAGTTAATACAACAGGACTAGTTCCATTTTTTGCCGCAATTGTATCTACATTTAATACACTTGTCATACTATGCTCCAATATCCATTAACAGTAACTGTGGCACTCTGTGTAATAGGACCTGCTGACATACCATTTTCATCACTATCTATTGTAAGGTTGTTGCTTATTGTCTGACCATTAAGACGTATGATACTGTTGTTACCTTTGAAAGGGTAGCGTGTATCTGATTCAGTTTTGGTATACGTACCCTGCACACTAAATACATCATAGACAACCATCTCAATAACATCGTTAGCTTGTGCGCCAGTTGTAAGCGTTACAGTTGTGCCGTTTGTTGCCGCATAATCTGTGGTAGGTTTAAGTAGTACACCATTCTGATACACATCCATATACATACCATCTGTATATACAAGTGTATTAGAACTGCTATCACTTCCTGAAAACGCTGTTTGCCCATCTGTAGCTGTATACAGGTAGCGTGTTCTTACACCGTTGGTTGGGCTTTTTCCTATGTAAGCCATTGTTATTTTATCTCCTTACGGTTTAGTAGGCCAAACAACATCGTCAAGGGATGTGTACTTAGTTGTTATATCTCTAAGTTCTTGACGATAAGTCTTCATATTAGATGGCATAGTTTGGTCAGATAAACCATAGTAGTCTGTGTCAATTAAACGATTGTTACGTTCTATTCTTAACATATCTAATTTTACTTCTTTTAATAACTCTGTTTCTTTTTTTACAAGAGCATCGTTATCTAGTGACACTTTTTTGCTGTCTTTATCATATGCAATAGCAGAAGAACCATCTCCTTCAATTCTAACAACAGTAGGATACAATGCATATATAGCTTCGTGTCTCATCCTACAATCTCCATTACAGTTATACTAGAAGCTGTTCTACCTTGAAAATCTGAGTCGCCATCAGTTTTCATTCTATTTACATAAAATGTACCACTATACGTTGAGCCAAGTGTTCCTTGTAACTTATAAGTTACAGCACTTGTTGATGAAGGACTATCTAAATGAGTTCCACTTAAATTTGGAATTTCAAAATCATAAGGAGTTGCGGCGGTTCTACTAAGAGCAGATGAACGTATTCTGTTACTACCTTCTGCATCACCTATATAAATAGCAGTGCTATCTCTTACAAGACGAACATGAACTGTTGCTGCTACTGATTGAGCAACATTAACATTAAACATTACAAGTATTTTATTACTTGTAGATTCTGGTGTAATAGAAACAGACAATCCACTTAAATCCACAAAATTACTGGTGCTTGAACTTGAAAAACTAGCTATATCAGTTTGTGTTGCAGATTTAACTTGCAAAACAGAATCTGTAGGAAATATAAGTCCTGCTGGTCTAACTTGTGTTAGTGCCATGTTTTACTCCTATGCGTAAGGACTTGCACCTAATACGCTTGTATCCCATGCGGCTTTAAGTTTTGCAATCGTGTCTGCATCTGTAATTGCTTGTGCGGCAGGTGCATCACGAAGAGCCTTCTTTTTATTTACAGAATTAGTCTTTGCTGTTGCATCATCTGCTTCTAACGCTTTCATGTATACAACATCCTCTGCATCAAGTAGAGGCGCACGAACTTCTCTAATCTTATCTTTAAAAATTGTTTTTGCAGTATCTAGGTCTTCTGATATTACGCTACCATCAAGTGTCCATGCACCACGAAAATGACGATCAGACGGCTTAGTAACACTAGCGGCATTTGCCTGTTTGCCGTCCTTGTCCAATATATATGTTGTTACAGCCATCTAAGTCTCCTTTATGCGGCTAGTTCTTCAGAGATACGCCAAGCGTTTCTCCACTCTCTTGTTTTTGGTAATTGTTCTTTACGACAAATTACCATCTTTGGGCGATTACCCTCGTCCCAATTCTTCCAAACGTGTTCTGGTATGTCTTTCTGAATTAAGTATTCTATTGCTTCTTCCTCTGTCATTGCCTCAACAGGCTCTGTTTGATGTAACAAATAACCGCGAGTATGTTTTTTAAAATCAGGTTGAGCTTCATCCTTCTTTAATTCCCAGTATACCCAAACAGGAGGCAATATACCACCCTGTAAAGCACAAGCCATCCAATTAGGGTCGGGTACAAGTATCTTTGCACATTCGTCTATCTTGTCTTCATAAACGACTCGATAGTCTGACTGCACACCATCTAAATTTTCTTTAGCCCAACATAGTCTGTCAAATAAATGTGTGCCTTGAAATTGTGGTGTATTCATTGTTTATCCTATTGCTGTTATTGTTAGTGTAGGTATAGTTAATTGTGATGTAACGCTTGAACCATCGAGATAACGCATATTGTGATAACGAATATCAGCACTAGTGGAATGAGAACGACCTTGAATTTTAAGTGTTTTTGAAGTTGTCCACGAAGTAAAAGAACCTACATCAGAGTTTGCCGTAGAAGCATTACATTGTATCGGCCATTTAAAAGTTGAGAAGTATGCTCTGTAAGGACTTGGAGCGTGTCTAGCAGACACAACTTCAACATCGTCAATATAGAATCTAGCATTACCAATACCATCCGCACCATCCTCTGCGCTTGTTTGCGCCCAAAACTCATAGACAACAGTTTTTGTTCCTTCAGGAGGTGTATATGTAATTGTAGAGCCTGTTACATCAACGTAACTAGTCCCTAATAATTGAACAGCCGTTACGTTTTCTAAAGAATATGTGCCACTAATTGTGGTAATACTTCTGCCATCACACACACCTGATACTACCTCTAAAATCCTACCAGTGCCTTTGTTATTATCTGCTAAAAGGAGATTATCTACTTTTAAGGTACTCATGCTAAATCTCCACAAGATTTACCTATTACTTCAGTTCGGTCAGAATAACCACTACCTGTATAAATATAAATGGTATATGCCTCAGTAGTGTATCCTGTTGCGACCCAAAAGAAACCATCAAAATTACTGTTTACAGTATTAGCATAATTAGCATTGTTAAAATCATTATTGATATTAACTGTATGTTGTCCTGTAGATTGGTCGCCCAAACTTGAAACATTAAAACTATCTTGCACTATAGGCGTTCCACTAGAAGCATCTAAATGCACCCAAGATTTTGTTAGCCCCTGCTCAAGATTTGTTGTAGTCGTACTGTCTGTAGCATGACCTGCAAGAACAGTCATAGTGTTGGCAGTGGTCTTACCTTTAATATTATCAACTATAAAGGTACTCATGCTAAGTCTCCTGCAACTTGAGTCATCACTAAATCATGGTCTTCTACAGCAGACGTATTAAAAGTCATTACAGTATAACCAGTTGTTGCTACATTATGTTTCTGATAATATCCAGCTTGAGCAGTGCTTGACGCATTTCTAGTTCCACCACTTGTTACAGTATAATTAGTGTTTGCCATATTATTTGTAAAAAGAACGTCATAGTCTCCTGTACCATCATCTTCTAAGGCAGAAACATTAAAACTGCCATTTACACCTGTCAAATTATTGCTTGCATCTGCTGTGTTACCATCAAAACTAATGAAAGATTTTAAAGCATGTTGATTAGTAAGCGTAACTGCACCACCAGCAGATGTTTGTACTGTTGTTACTTTTAATGTACTCATATTATCACCAACGTACCGCC